GGGAGGTGATGGGCATCTCGCTGGTCTCATAAGCCGGAAAAGGTAGTTCGATTCTACCATGACGCACCAAATTAGGATAATGAAATGAGTGAACAACCATATCTTAAAATTATGAAAGTAGAATGGGTGTACAATCCCAAATACGGCGATGATCGTATATGTAAGTGTTCTCATCCTTACTATCGTCACTTCGACACTTATGAAGAAATGAGTAACGTTGGTTGTAAGTATTGCGGTTGCCGTAACTTTGAGGAAATGACGCCTTATGATAAGAAGGTTATAAACAATCGAGTTATAGAGAGCTATAATAATGCGATTGAAAACGGTCATGATATGGATAACAAAGATATTTGGGATATCGTTTGGGATATGAAAGAATGCGACGCTGATCTAGAAATTTATGATCAACGTTTCCTATATAAAATGGTAGAAGATTATAGAGCTTCTAAAACTAAATAGAATTAAATGCTGGTATGATGTAATGGTAGCCTTCCTCCTTGCCAAGGAGAGTGCGCGAGTTCGATTCTCGCTACCCGCTCCAATCTTTTACTATAGGTCATCATTATGACTGAGTTGTTTTGGTTTATTCTTTTAGGAACAGAATTATCTGCTCTTATAATAATGACCATATTATTAAATTACGAAAAGCTTTTCCCTAAAGAAGAATTAAAAGCTGGGGAAAGAGAAGAAAACCATTATTAATGGCCGATTAGCTCAGTGGTAGTAGCGTCTGCTTTACACGCAGAATGTCGGGAGTTCGAATCTCTCATCGGCTACCAATTTTAGGATAGTTATGTTCATTGGTGTCTTACAGTACGAATACATTCCCGGCAATAGTTTTGTCGGTAGACCCTTATACATGATTACTTCACCACTAGCCTATTATAACGCTAAGGTTAGCAAAGATATTTTCGTTCGAGTTGAAGAAGGGTTTGTAACCGACTTTGCTTCTATTCCAAGCTTTGTTTTCTTCCTAAAACCTAAAGACCGCAATTGGCGAGAAGCGGCTGTCATTCACGATAAAGCTTGCGAAATGGCAAGGGCAAATACTATTACCATGAAACAAGCGGACGATTATCTTTACTACGCTATGTTGGATAACCGTTCTTCTAAAGTTGCTGCAACATTGTTTTGGTTTGCAGTTAGAACATTTCATATATTAAAGCGGGTATGGTGTAATTGGTAGCCACGCTGGTCTTAGAAGCCAGTGCCTTGTGCGTGGGAGTTCGAGTCTCTCTACCCGCACCAATAATGGTCGATTAGTTCAGCGATAGAACGCTGCTTTGACATAGCAGAGGTCAGTGGTTTGACTCCACTATCGACTACCATTTTAGGAGTTGTTATGAGCAAATTGATTACAAGACGTTCTTTGGTTCGTGGCATGTTTGCTATGCCAGCTATTGTTGCTTTTGACAACATTATGCCTGTAAAGGTATGGGCTGAACCTCATCCTAGGATAATAATTCCTAAGATCAAAATGATTGAAGTCTCTGCATTTTATTGTCCATACATCCCTTTGGTTTTGGATGATATGATTGAAGCGGTAAATAACCCATATAAGAATATGTTTAAAACAAGATACGGAACAATGCTACAATAGCTCAGTCGGCAGAGCACCTGTCTAGTAATCAGGATGTCCGGGGTTCGATTCCTCGTTGTAGCACCACTTAACGGAGTACATTATGAAGTTCTTTAAGAAATCTTATGATGGTGGGGCCGATTCTGGCGTAACAGGATACTGGCTTGTAGAAATTAAGCCTCTGTTTTCTATCGTTCTTCTTAAGTTCAACAAGGGTACTCGAGACGCTTACCACAGTCATGCGTTCAATGCTATTACGATTTGGCTAAAAGGCAAGGTCATAGAACACGATTTAATTTTTCCTGAACGCTCGGAATGTTGGATAGCAAGATCCATTAAATACACTCCTAGAAACAAATTACACATGGTTGAAGCTTTGACCGATACTTGGGCGTTGAGCTTCCGTGGGCCATGGGCAAAGACCTGGATCGAATACAAAGATGGTAAAATTATAGAACTTACCCACGGTAGAAAAGTGGTAAGAGTATACAGTTAATGCCTTAGTGGTGAAATCGGTAGACACGGCGGACTCAAAATCCGCTGCGAAAGCGTGGGGGTTCGAGTCCCTCCTGAGGCACCATTTTACTTGACTTTAAATTGAAAATCAGTTATAATATAACTATTGAAGAGATAATGAGAGGATAATATGGTTAGACTTTTCGTCGTATTTACGTTAGTTATTGCTGCTATTGTCATGCTTCTTATGCCTGCAAAAGCGCATGCTGAAGACGTTGACATCGTTATCGATATCTCAGAACAAACAATGTATGTTGAAACGCCATTTGATTATTTCGAATGGAATGTTTCTACTGGACGCAAGGGATATCGTACTCCAACTGGTGTTTACCAACCTTATCTTCTTAAGAAGATGCATTATTCCAGCAAGTATGATAACGCTCCTATGCCACACTCTATCTTCTTTTATGGTGGTTATGCAATTCATGCTACGGAAGCGATAAATAAGTTGGGTAGTCCTGCTTCTCATGGATGTATTCGTTTGCATCCGAAAAATGCGCGCTGGCTTTTTAGACTCGTTCAAGAATACGGCGCTGAGAATACTACGATTTATATTCAGAACTAAAATAATGGAGCGTGGGCAGGATGGTAATGCAGCAGATTGCTAATCTGTACTACCCGCAAGGGTAGACTGGGTTCGATTCCCAGACGCTCCGCCAATTTGATATTTTCGTTATGAAACAACAAAAGGAAAAGAAATGAACAAGCGTAATTTCGTCAAGTCTCTCGGTATGAAGGCAGGTACTACTCTAGCTGTTTTCATGGCAGGTGGTCTTGGCTACTCAAAGATTGCTGAAGCAGCTTCTAATCGCAATAGCGTAACATGGGAAGTCCCTCCAGGCGTCAAAAAGGTACGTGTAAGGTCATGGAACTCCGACGGGTCTAAGGACATTGATCGTGTCCTGTCTGTTGAACCTAACCAAGTTTTTCGTATCGACGTAGTTAATTCCTAACTATTATAGATCTAAAAAACCCCGCTTCCTTAATTGGAGCGGGGTTTCATCGTATTAAGTAGTCAGTATTTCTATCGCTTTATTAACATATTGAGAGCGGTCTTTTACAAACGTTTGAGGTAACGGCTCATCATCCACCGTGATTACAATCGCTATTTGTGGTACAGCGATACCATATATTCTTTCAAACATCATAGAGTAAATAGTAGACTGAAGGAAATATGATTCGATCCATTCTTCTTTCTTAGGTTTCTTTGACGTTTTGAAGTCGATAATGGAGGTAACCCCATCATATTGTGCTACGAGGTCCGTACGACCTGCGCACCCTAAAGCCTTAGAGCAAAGTGGAAGCTCAATTCCTAGGACATTGTCAACGTGTTTATCCAATACAACCTTGATAGGTTTAAATGATTCAACGTTTATAGGCATCTCTCCAGGGGCATAGTAACGCTCTTCGTTTAATATGTAGCGTTCAGCTATATTATGAACGGCTGTGCCCCTCCTAGCAGCTTGTGTGGATATCCTATTAGCTTCTTCCTCACCAACCCGCTTACGCCATTCAATCAGGAAATTCTTGTTCAGTTTTTCTGACAAAATGCTTGTAACTGATCTGAGTTTAGTTACGCCATCGGGAAGCAGATACCACCGCTTCCCGTCGATTGTTGTTGTGCTTAGTTCTATCTTAGGAACTAAGGTATGTTTGAATGTTTTACGCGACAATTCCTAACTTGTCCTTCCATATAATATAGTCTTTCACCATGGCGCTACGTACAATATCATTCTCGTCAAAGTCGATAAAGGCAAAAGACTTCATTCGCTCAACAATTCTCATGAACTGAGGCAATCCGTTTCTTTCGTGATCTTTGGTAAAATCTGACTGACGAAAATCTCCTGAAAAGATAATTTTACAGTTTCTACCAACGCGAGTAATTACAGAATCTAACTCGTGTAAAGTCATGTTGGCGATTTCATCTACGATAATGATACAATCATTTAGCGTGATACCTCTAATGAAAGAGGTTGATATAAATTCAACGAGGTTTTTCTGTTTTAGGTAGGTATAAGAATCTCCCCTACCAAATAACTCTGTGCAAATAGCATAGTAAGGTGCCTCATATACCTGCGCCTTTTCTTTAGAGTTACCTGGAAGAAATCCCATATCTCTTGTTGGTACAACGCTTCGTACAATGATGACCTTTTTATACGGTCCATCTGCAGAAGTTAGTATCTCATCCAAAGCCAAATACATTGATATGAAGCTTTTGCCTGTTCCGGCAATACCATGAAGCATAAGGTTTTTACCTTGTCGATATGCCTCGAAAGATTCTCTTTGATGTTTAGTAAGTGGTTCTATTCGTTTTAACTGGAAGTTTAATTTTTCTTGATTTGTGCTACTCTTATTATTTTGCTTTAGAAGTCTTTTTTCTTTTCTTGTTAGCTTTTTATTTTCTTCCATTTTATCCTACTAAAAAGTGTTGATGGTACTCTTTGAAAACCCTCCTGAATGTTTGGTTTTGATATCTTTAAGCAGGTCGCGGAAACCATTATCTGGCTTACCCATGCCGCGACCTGAAGAAATCATTGGAGCACCATTAACGAGTTGTGTTAAGTTTGGATTGTCCTTTAGGTAATTTTCTAGAGCAGAGATAGTCATAAACTCCTCAAACTCTTCGCCCTTTTCATTTACAAATTTATACGTTGGCATCAGTCCCAAGTATCCTCAAATTCATCTGAATCTAGAAGAAGTGAAATGTCTTTTGTTTTAATAGCACGTTCAAATCTTCTTTGCTTACGCTTATCAACCTTGTTCTTATGGTCGATGGATTCCTCTTCATCATCGAAAGAGTAATCGTTCTTCTTAAACTTACGCAGCGTTTGTTTGCTCATTTGGAATCAGTCCTGGTAATGCCTCTGTTACGTGTTGACGTGTGATGCCCTTTAGGGGCTTCTTATCCTTGGCTTGTAGGAGCATTTCCGCATCCTTTGGTGCAAGCCTTTCAAGGAACTCGATAAACATTGATTCACGCTTTGTCTGCGCAAGATCTGGGTGAAACCCTTCTACAAAGTACTGGATCATTCTAGCATCCTTGTGAAAGACATGCTCTTGATCAACTAACTCATTGGGCTTATATGGAGGAGAACCTTCTGGCAAAGCAAACTTGACGTTTGAATCATAAACAGCCTGAAGAATAACTCTCAAAGCAAAGGTATCATTAGCTCTGAGCATATCTATCTTATCTTGTGTTTTTCTTTGCTTGCCGACTTTTTCTAAAAATTCAGCCATTCCGATAACCATTAGTAATTCTCCTTAAAATTCATTCAAATTTTCCATAAGATTTTTGAGTTTGTTAGCGATAAAATATCCCATCAGCTTAGAACGGTCCTTGCCTTGCTGCGCATGATAGGATTCCATAACCTTGGCTCGAATTTCTACGGGAGACTCGTCAAGGTCGATTAGTTGCTTGTTGCGCATATAGTTACGAGCAACAGCAGTTTCCATTTCATTGGGTGAAAGTTTTAGATAGTGTTCCATTCTCTTAGCAGTAAGAGGACGCTGACGCTCGCCTACAACAAAACAATTGTCAGAAGATAAGATATTAGGAACACCATCGCCGGCATCACCCTTAAGAATGTGTTCTTTGAGATACTGTGCAGGATCATTATGAGTAATCCACTTTTTGCGTGTAGGATCGTATTGTTTAACATTACTATACTTATGCAGCTGGATAAAGTCTTTGTCGCCTGACAGAATAAGTACCTCGCTGCAGTCAGACTTAAAACTCATGTGAGTTACAAGTGTGGCGATCACATCATCTGCTTCCGCAGATTCAATGTCGATAACTCTGTAAGGGAAAAATTCCTTAAGCTCTGCGCGAATCTTATTCAGGCATTCAAAGATAGCCTTCCAATCAAGATCTGAAGCTTCTTGAGACTTTTTACGATTAGCCTTGTAGTATGGGAAAATCTTCTTGCGCCAAATATTGGTGTTGTCACAAGCGATAACCATTTCCCCGTATTTTTCACCAAACTTGACGTTATATGAACGAAGAGAGTTTAGAATCATATGGCGAACCATATTCTCTTCGATCTGAGCGTTTGTATGATTTCCAAGCTGCATTAGCAGATTAGACAGCATAACTTGATTCAAGTCTACAATAATCACATTTCACCTATCAGTTGTCTTTTTTCTTGAACTCAATATCTAGTTTGTCTACGATTTTTAGAGCAGCTTCGCCAGAAATAATTTCTGGGCGGAATACGTTTTCCCAAACATCTTGAAAGGGATGATACAATCCATAGTGTCTGCACATAATAGCTCGCAGACCTTCTACTATAAATGCGCCTTCTTTTAAATTGTTTTGTGAACCAGCTTCATCTTCTTCTAAGAGCTCAAACCCTGCGATGTCAAGCTGATTGAATATCATAGGAACGATATTAGTAATTGTTTCTTGAATGTGGAAGTGTTTCATCATATCTGTATTCTGATTAATTTCTTCCATAGAAGGACTTTCATTTACAACAGGTCCATTATATGGTCTAGGAAACATAACGACATTATTACTTTGCATATAGTTGCACCTTTTTAATCAATTATACCCTCTTTCAACTGTAAAGTCAACTATATTTATAGTATTCAAAGCTTCAGCGATTCTTTATTTGTAGCATGCCTGATTCTAATTGATTGTGCCATAGAATGCATTATAATTTGATGAGCGTCTTCAACTACTCCGTAATTATTACTCTTTACATGTATGCAAACCTTCGCTAACCTTGACGCTAAACCACCGTCAAATCCAACCATAGCCATTGTAACAGCGCCTCTATTTCTGCCAGCGGTCAATGCATTGATTACATTTGGAGAGTTACCACTTGAAGAGATAACCAATACACCGAAAGGTTTGTCGGTTTGGAACCATTCGATCTGTTTGCTGAAAATATGTTCATAGCCTATATCATTTGCGATGGCTGTGCAAAGTGAAACGTTTGATTGCAACGGAATCATGAAGGGTAAAAGGTTTGTATCAAGTGCAACACCCTTCGTATGGTCACAGGACATATGCTCAGTGATAGCTGCTGAGCCGCCGTTACCGCAAACTAATACAGGGTAACCATAACGCGCCATAAACGCAAGTTGGTATTCAAATCCTTCAATAGATTGTTGGTCAACAGTATCAAGAGCATCGTTCAGCATCTTTTTATATTCTGTAAAGTAGTTCATGCTTTCATTTCCACTTTGCTGCCTTCTGGTTCAAACTTAAAGTCAAAACGAGGATATCCCTTCATGGCTTCAATCACGCTTTGGTGACGTTCTTGAGGTGCGTAGACTAATAGATAGCCGCCACCACCCGCTCCTAATATCTTGCCACCTAAAGCGCCCGCCTTGATAGCCTTGTCATACATCTCATCAATGTAGGAGTTCGTTATGTTACTTGATAGCTGCTTCTTAATTAACCAAGACTCGTGTAACAATGCACCGAAGTCGTCGATCTTATCTTTTTTCAATAGATCCCAGGCATCATATGCCATGTGTACGATTTTCTTGGTGTTTTCGAAATTGACATTAGTTTTCAATTTCTCAACCTGTTCAGTTAATACACTTGAAGCTGGTCGAACGATTCCTGTGTTGAAGCATAGGAGATTGTTCTGCAACTTTTGAATTGATTCATGGTTGGTAAAATATTGAGGAGGAATTGCCAAAGTTTTTCCATCTTTAAAAAATCTATAGATACGGAATCCACCATAAGCCGCAGCATATTGGTCTTGCTTACCGATAGGCTCGCCACACTTTTCTATTTCAATTAGAGAAGCGAGTTCTGCAATGTAATGTGGTGACGAACCCCAATCTCTCATTTCAAGAACAGCTTTGATCAGGCCGACAGTGAAGGTCGATGACGAGCCAAGTCCTGTTCCCTTGGTAGGAATGTTCGAAAAGCTGGCGATTTCTATATTTGATTTGATATCAAAATAACGAAGAACTTCTCTAACTCTATCATGCTTAATCTGTTCTAAATCATGTTCAAGCTCGAGTTGAGAATAAATGACCTTCAAATGAGGAGCTACGCACTCATGCGCCGCAATATAAATGTAACTGTTGATGGCGGTGGAAATGACTATCCCTTCGTGCTTTTCATAGAATTCAGGAATATCACTACCACCGCCGAAAAAACTAATACGTAGGGGAGTTTTTGTTACAATCATGTTCTGTACACAAACATTTCGCCAGGAACTTTACGCGATTCTACAGTTGGATACTTTTCTAATAGATCACGAAGCATACCGTCCCATTGAGAAGAAATTTTACCGATGTTAAATCTTGAGTCCGCATAAGCCTTAACGAATTTTAGATAGTTTTGAACTTCTGACTTGTTGACGTTTTGAACTGCGTGATCAAGGTAGGTATAGAACAAGTTGGCGTGCTTATTATGATCTTGAATAAACTGGTACATAGAAGTCAAACCACCACTCGTATCAGGAAGCGCCGCAAGGTTAGGATGAACGCACATTAGACCAGCAGACATAGACTCAATCAAAACTCTACAAGAAGTTTCTTGCCAGATGCTAGGATAAGCAAGGATATGAGAATTAAGTAGGTATTCGCGCATAACGTCCTGCTTGGCGAAACCATGATATGTCATATTAGGATGGTCAGCAATTTTCTTATAGAGAGGTTCATATCTCTTATCAGCATCTTCCCAACCATAAATCTTAAAGCTTGAAAAAACATTTAGGTGAATATGAGGGTGTTTCTTGGCAAGCTCTTCAACAACAGGAACAAGCAACTCAAGACCACGCTGAGGTGTTGAAAAATAAATCAAATTACATGCTTCGTTATCCTTAGTGCGCTCTTCAAGTGGTTCAATCGGCGTTTCGATTACCTGAACCTTTTCGTCCATAGGAAGTCCGAGCTTTAAGTTGAACTCATGAAGCTGCCAGTTTGAACTAAAAACAAACTTATGAAAACGATTGCGACTGTTAAGATCTTTTAGATGGTTTACTTCTGGATCTTCAGCCATATCATGCTGCCAGTAAACTCTAATTTTTTCTACATTAATATCTCTTACACGAGAAGGAATAATTTGAAACTCTGATGCGAGTTTCTCGTCAACGAACTTGGCTAGTGTGCGCTTGGTGATTTCTGTTCCACCATTAGCATTAGACGAAATTTCGTTTTCTTCAAAGCCTTTCATAATTTGTCTCCACAATATAATTACAAGCGTCATAAACATCAGAGCATGTACAGTCAGGCTTTACATCAGAATATTCTGCTGGAGCCTCGTACTTTTCTCCTACGAATATTGTATTTATTCCACTTGTATGACCTGGAACTATATCTTTCCAACGGTCTCCAATAATGTGACATTTTTCTCGCTCAAGATTAAATTGATTGATAAAAAATTCAAGCATACCGTTTCCTGGTTTATACATGTTCGAATTTTTATCTATAGCATTATAGATACCGTCTACAGCAAGCCAGTCCATCAGAACGGAAGTAAGTTCGTTTAACTCTTCCATAGTTTGCACACCATCTATAACTCCTGGCTGGTTAGTTACGATAAATGTCATGTATCCTGCGCGTTTAACCTTTTCAAAAGATTGGAACACGTTTGGGTAAAATTTAAACTGTTTAGATGTTTTTGGAGAAGTATATACTCCGTCAATCTTTATGAGTGGATTGATAACTCCGTCTCTATCAAAAAAGACTGCTTTTCGAGGGTTGGAAGTAAACGAGAGGTTTGATTGAAATTGAATCATCAGATAGTCTCTTTCTTAGTTCACTTGAACTGAAATCATGATCACGGCTCATATATTGAATTTGTATTCCCAGTTTTTCACACAATTTTTGTGCTGTTATAGTATTATCTCTATAATCTGCGCCAACAAACCTAATATCTATATACGTAGTCGCTATAATGTTGTATAGATCTTTTTCGGTGTCGTACGGAATAACCTCGTCAACCCACTTACAGTTGATAAGCTGTGTATATCTTTCAAATGTTGTTTGAATGGGAATGTTCTTTTCCGGGCGATCAATAGTGGGATTGGTATGTAATCCCACTATCAACTTGTCGCATCTGGTTTTACAATCACGCAAAAATATATTATGCCCTGCATGAAACAGATCAAACGCACCACATGTAAAACCAACTAACATATCTTAAGCCTGTCTAGTAAGATATGTTTGTCTAATATGTGTTGCTCCGAAATACTTCTTGACAAGACCAATAACAACATCATTGTCATATGTCTTACAAGAGAAAATATCGAAGTAGGCAGTGTTATCCTCATCAACAAAATGGACGCAGATATTACTGGTCTCAATTAGCTGAACTAGCGTGTAACCCTCTTTGCCAGAGTGTCCAAACTTAATGATTTGTGGTTCTCCATAGGCAACCATATCAATATCATTGACAAGCTGCTTGGCAAAGTTGTAGATATTCTTTTCGTCTCTAATTGATTCTGGGTTAAGTCCAGCGCAATCGAGAATTAGGTGATAACCCCAGTATTCCATTCCATTGTAACTCCTGTTAGTTGTTGAAGAAAACGGCGATCAGTAATCGCCGTCGATAATCTGTAGATACTGTACAGAACTAATTTTGAAAGAACGCCAACCTCCATTGTGAAGATCCCAAGCAGTGATAATGTCAGGATTTTCCTCATGGAATTTTTGTTCTCTATCCTGTTCTTCCAAATAAGTTTTTGGTAGATACTTTGGATCTAACGTGCAACGCATAAGACGATTAGATCCGTCCGCCTTAGTAAACGTCACTTCCACGATATAATTTCTCATGTCCTTTAGGACAGAATCACGATCATAATTCATTGTTTATCCCTCAATTAAAAATTTCTTTGGGTCTGTTGTTTGTGATAGATGTTCTTTTAGTTCATTATAGCCACCAATGTTAAAACCATCAATGACAATTACAGGATAAGTCGTAGCACCAGGAAACATTTCACGTAATGTTTCGCGAGTAAAATCTTCACCAAGCTTATATTCTGTAAAAGACATTCCCTTGCTAGTAAGCAAGAGTTTTGCATTCGTGCAGTAAGAACAAGGTTCTTTGGTGTATACAAGTACATTCATATTATACCTCATTTTTGATGTTGTGTAAAGCAATATTTATTGCTTGTAATAACTTGCCTTGATCTGTCTCTTTTCTAGAATATCAAATCCGTGTTCAAACATCATCTTTTCAAACTTATCATGGTCGTACATCCAGATATCATCAAAGACATAAGTCGCACCCTTCGGAGCACGCTCTAAGAAAAACTTCAATTCAAGGTCAACGGCTTCATTAGTATGAGGACCATCAAAAAACACAAATGCATACTCATTTACAAGCTTCTTTACTTCATCATAAATTGGAACACCGTCCGCATAACGGTGGAAAAACTCATGATCTTCAAGGCAGAAGAAGGTGAAGTTCAAACCACGCTGATACGCGTAGTAATAGAGAGAAGGAATTACACGATTACGCATGTCATTGGTGTAATCAAACTTCGTTGAAAAAC